CCGCCTTGAACAAGCCCGCCACCTGCGAATGCACATAGCTACCGTCGAACGGTCCCTGCGAACCGGAGCAGGCGAACCATGACGTCGCACCACTTGGGCGCTCCATGAACAAGTACCAGTGAATCGCGTTCGACCCCTGAGTACTGTGGTGCGCCTGCGCAATCGCCGTCACCACATCATCCGCATTCAGCTCCACAGTACCCGACACAACGGTCGTGTTCTCAGAATCATTCGCGCTGCGAAGGATACGGTCGTTCTCACCAGACTTGATCACTTGGTACCGGGTGCGCATCACCGCAGCCTTGTCACCGGCTGCCTTCGCATCCGCAATACCCGCGGCCAGCCCGTTCGCCGACTGGGCAGCACTCGACGCGCTCGCAGCCGCCGCGTTCGCCGTCTGCGACGCCGCGTTCGCCGTCGCCGTCGCTGTCGCCGCCGTCCGGTTCGCCTCAGTGGCGTTAGTGGACGCCGCCGTCGCCATCTCGACGGCCTTGTCGGACTTCGTCTTGGCTTCCTCGGCCATCGTCTGCGCCCGCTGCGCATCGCCCTTGGCGTTGGCGGACACGGACAGCGCCGACTGTGCCGACTCTTTGGCGATATGGGTGTTGTCGGACGCATCGTTGGCGGCCGCCAGTGCACTAGTGGCATCGCGCGCCGCCGCCGTCGCCTGGACGGTCGCCTCTCCCAGCTTCTCATCGATCATGTTCATGGCACTGTTCATATCCCCGAGTACGGAGAAATGGTCACTCGCCTGGTAGATCGGGAGCTGGAAATTCTTGGTCCTGTTTGTTGCCGGCATTATTTTCTCTCCTTACGCTGGCACGAATCGGTTTTCAATGTCCTGCAGTGATGGCGTCTCGAAGTAGTCCACAGTCCACGACACCATGTTACCACTACCGGTTTTCATCATTTCCACAACCTCATACAGGGCATCCCTCATGTTCATGCGATTCCCGGTAATCGGCGAGAAAATATAGTCGCGATCGAATTCTCTGATGAACACCTTACCGTTGGTCTCCATCTCGGAAATACTCATCGGCAGGTCGTCAATCTCCTTGCAGGTTGCGGCCATGCGGGAGAAATCCTCCGCCAGTAACCCATTGACTGTATACCGGTTGTGCATGTCGAAGAGCAATTCCTCCAGAGTGGAGGGCCCGCCACGCAGCCAGTTCGTTACCTCAATGTGATCACGATTGATGCGACGATCAAGATACTCCTCCAATGAATTCTTGAAGATCTTGAACTCATCATCATACTTCGCAATGGCGTCGCGCAGCATCTGTCGCACTTGCGGCGGCAGCGCCTTGTAGTTCTCCATCTCCTTATTGAGATCAATAATGAGAGCATGAACTTTCTGGTTGTAATCTCCCGCAAGCGACTCGAGTGCATTGCTGAGCGCTGTCTTCAGCCCATCGTCAACCCACCTGCGCATCTCTTCCATCATCTGCAGGTATGTGTACCCGTCCCTGTAGGTAAAAGGAATAGAGTTGCTCAGACGATAATCGGGTGGAATAAGAAGATACTCATCCTCAATAAATTGACCAGGGCCGGAATGCGGCCGACCTTCCAGTGAAACTGTCATTCGTACTCCTAATCCCCATGAACATTTCCTGCAATTCAACGATGATCATGAGATCAACATTGATAAACGTGTCACGCCACGCCGCAATAAGCTGAGCCGTATGCCCAGTATAGCCTTTCGACCGCGTTTTGGACGACTGCGAACCGCGAGAAGACGACTCCCCCGACCCGCGCGACGCCGTCGAACCGTCCGTATCGTTCACACCCCCACTATCGCTACTCACGTCGCTGGCCGCCGTCGCATAATCCTTGTCGCCCGACAAGCGCACCTGAGGAAGTTGCGACTGCACCGTCCTCGACTTCGCGTCACTCTTCGACACCGTTTTCGACGTGGTTTCTCCGCTGTCACTATGCTCACTACGAGAACTCGAATCCTGCTCACTCGCCGACGTTGAGGAGACATCCTGTGTGGACAGCGGGTCGATCTTGATGAGCTCCGCCTCATACAGCTTGTTGTAGTACGGCATGATCTCCTGCATCTTGGTGCGCATCTGCCGTATCCACATGTCCACAGTCTCATGCGAAATCTCGTTGTACCAGAAATGATCGATGATCTTCTGGTTCAGAATATCACGGTACGCCTCATCGAAAATCGGGTATGAATCCAACCCCAATGAATTGGTGCCGTGCCGCGCAACAACTTCGCGCAGTTCTATAGTGAAGTCAGGCATTAGCGGTCTCCTTATCGCTATGAGGGTTCATGGCTTCAAGGTCAGTGCTCCCCAGCCCGCCCATAGCGGCCTGCATCGCCATCATCTCCATCGGGTCCTCCCCAGGCTCCGACGTCTGGTCAAGATTCCACTCGACATGGACATCAAGCTTGAACATGCGGTTGATCTGATCGCACGCTGCGCGCCGCGCATTCAACGCCACCGCCCGCATCCCAAGCCCCTGCCCCGAGCTGCCGCTGGCTTCCTCAACAACCATGCGCTCACGCTTCTCAGAGTTCACGTTCATGATGCCCAGTAGCGTCATGCACTCGTTCCAGGTCTTGACCTTGGCCTCCATGACGTCCTGAATCTGGTGAGGCTTGTACCCCGTATCGAACATGGCGACTTTGTCGGCCAGCGAATCGCGGTTCATGGTTTCGGTCGCGAAAATGACGGGCTGCCCCTCGACAACCTTGTTGTAGGCCTGCACGAAGGTGTGGTACTCGTTGTTGTTGACGGCGAACACGATGGGGTGGCGCGCATTCAGCATGTTGATCTCAAGGGTGCGGTCAAAGGCCGCAAGACGCTGCGCGTAAGTGTCGATCACATCCCAGTCCGGGCAGCGCATGTAGTTGGCCCAAATGGGGACGCAGCTCTTGGCGTCCAGCGTCTTCGAATAGACTTGATTTCCATAAACCACGAACTCGGTCGGGTTGTTGTACATATTCAGCTGCCCGAGCCCCGTGGCGCGCAACGCCATGAACCTTGCGAATTCCTGGTCGTAATAGAACACGGCCAGCGCATCGTGCATGAGCGTAACTTCCAGATACCTCGCGTCGATCGTCTCCGGAAGCCCCTGCCAATTGAACCGGTTGGAGCACAATTCACTGATGATCCGCACGTACATGCGGAACAGATGATCTTCACGATTCTGGGCGGGGTTCGCCCGCATCGAGCCGCCCTCAGCGAAAGGACGGTATATCTGACTGTTCACGTAATCCTCACGCTTCATGATCACCACTCCATATTGATGTTGACGCCGGGT